CCAAGCAATGTCTATCCTCTGGGATGAGGACAGTGCCATCATTTTCTCATCTGTGATAGCGTTTTGGTTTGGATCACAGTCGTTTAAGAAATGAAAGTCTCGCAAGAGTGTATCCACATGATAAAACACCACGAAGGTGTTAGGACAAAGCCTTAACGCTGTCCTGCACTTTTGTGGACCGTTGGAGTAGGCCACGTTATTGATCCTAGCCACATTGGAGTTAAACTAGATGAACGCAGAAATTTACCAATTCCCCAAGGTTGGGACAGAGTCTTATCAATGGATGAAGTCGATACAATCCTCGCCAACGATTTGGCTACGTTTGAGCGAGGCGTACTACGATTGTGTCCTACTGGTCTTACTCAGCCTCGGTTTGACAGCCTCGTTTCCTTCTCTTTCAATGTTGGCCTCGGCAATCTCCAACGCTCTACAATAAGAATGCTCCACAATAGAGGCGAATATGAGGCCGCTGCTGAGAAGTTCTTAGATTGGTCTAAAGCTGGTGGCAAGGTTCTTCCAGGCCTTCTAAAGCGCCGTAAAGACGAGATGGCACTATACTTATCAGGTTAAAAAAAGAGCCTCCGAAGAGGCTCAAACCTAGACTACCAGAAAAACATAAACCTAATTATAAACAGGTCAACAACCACTGCTTTCGTGCCTTCATAATCTGGCACAAATTCAATTCCAAACATCATACCGCTGATTAAGTAAATATCGATTTCCATATTAGATCTCGCAGTGGCCTGCAACACAGGCTAGAGTTTGAGCGCCTTCGACATTATCGTCCTTCTCGCTAAGTAGATTCCAGTCAATGTGTGCAGGCATCTTCGACAGCAGTTCTTCATAGACCTCTTTAGAGCATTCCTCATACGGTGCTTGCCTATAAGTACCACCATCCCAAGGCAGAAAAGACACACCAGAAACCTCATCAAAGTGTCTCCATACCCATGCGCCAACGTCCATCCACTCATCTTCTTTGACACTAATGGTCACTGACGGCTTATGCTCGCACCAGTGGCGCTGATACATCAACCAAAGATCGAGGTGCTGCAATGCTGTTAGATCGTCACGCAACCGTGCTCCTTCTGGAGCCTTCATCGGAAATGAGAAGACTACTGTGCTGTCTGGTCGCATTACGCAATCTTCTGCAGGCACGCCAGCAACAGTCAGGAATGTCGAGAGAGGATCTTTTTTATCTCCACGAACACGGCGTATGTAATAGCTACTATGTCGAGCATGAATACCAGAGGCAGAATCAACAAGTTGAGACACAGTGCCGCTAGGCTTGACACAAGTGATAGCAGTAGACCTAGGGATGCCCAGACTATCTGCAAACTCAGAATTGGCATCAATGGCGATGCTTCGTAGCTGTTTAAGATTTTCCGCAGTGCTTTCACAAACCTCTCCCATCCAGTGATTATCTAAGATACCTGTTAGGCTAACACCTAAGAGGCGCTCATCTTCTGTGTTCTTCTGCCAAATCTTCCGCAGATATGGAAAGTGTGTCAGCGTAGACTGGAATGTACCTAAGATAGTAGCAATGCGTACCTTGCGTGCCAGCGACTCTACAGTGTCCTCTGCTCTGACCACAACTTCAGTGAGATTACAGAATTGGTACGGTCTAAGTATGATTTCAGAGCAGGGATTAGTTCCGAAATCATAATTCTTATCCCTTCGTCCGTTTTTTCCAGCCTGAGAAATCGATGCTTCTCTTGAGAAGATCCCGCGCTCTCCAGAATGAGAGTTGTAAAGGGACACCCATTCTTGTAAAAACTGTCCAATATCTGGTTTAGCGTTATAAGTTGCTGAGTTGTTAGCCAATGCTCGTTGGCCGTTTTGTTCCCACCATTGTCCTGATTTTGCATTTCGCATCCTATCATCTTCTAAGTCTGACAAAGAGATCATTGCTGATCTTCGTACCCCACCCACAACAACAACTTCCCCGATCTTGCAGAGAATATCATGGCATTCGAGCGATGTAAGTTTCCTACCTGCGGCTGCTCTAAATTTGGCAGTAGTGAATTTAAAAAGTTCATCCAGAGGTCCTGGTCCAGAGGCACGTCCACCAAAGGTTTTGAGCCTTGCTCCTGCAGGTCTAATTCTGGATAAGTCATACCTTGCCACTTCCCCAGAGTATAGTAAAGCGATGAGTTGGCGTAATGCCTTTGCCCATCCTTCTTTCGAATCTGCAACCGAAATAACAGTTTCAGAATCAAACAACTGGTCTGGGACTTCAGGTAATTGATCGACATATTTGTGCTCCACAGAAAAGCCTACGCCAGTGCCACAGAGTAGGATATACATGGCCTCATCGAATGCCTTTGGGTCATCGATGGGCAGATAGCTGCAGTTGTAGCCAGCGGTATTGTCTCGCTCCAGTGCCTTGCCAGCGGTCATAATAGCACGCATGGACGGCATCACTTCCAAGTTTAGGATAGCGTTTTTAATTTCATCATACAGCGCATCAGGCATCTTGTAGTCGTGCTTCTCTTTCAAGTGGTTGTCTATGAAAGCACAATACCTAGCTACTGTCTCATTCCAATGTTCACGCCTGCCAACATCGGACAGAAAACGACTGTAACGGCTTTTAGCAATAAATTCTGAGTAGTTATTCATCTAGGTCAATCTCCAATTCATCAAACTTGTTCTCAATCTTATCAGCGAATCTCTCTACTATTTCTTCTGACGATATATCTAGCACCTCCAATAGCGTTATTTCATCAAGTCTCGCCATCCTTTCCATTATGTCCCTCAGTGTTAATGACATACCTACCCCTTATAATAAATTTCTTTAATCTTATCGTAATTAGCGATTGCAAACTCCAGATAGTGCTGTGCCTTCTTTAAGTCCTCAATGCCGTTCTTTCTATTGTGCCGCTGCACATACTTTATCACATTACAGAGCCAAGGATCAAGTTCCCAATCTAGGAACACATCCCAAGGCTGGATTGCTGTTTTGTAGTGGTTGCCTCCTATTTGCTTTGTTGCTATGTACTCGCCTAATGTTTTATGTTGCTGCTGCGACATCGGCGTGCTCCTTTATTGCTTTGGTTGATTTGGACCAGCTTCCACAATTCGTGCATTGGAATCTTTGGAAGGTTCCTGTGGTTGTGTAGGAGAATCCACGTTTTTGCAGTCGATGGCTACCGCAGTTGGGGCAACCGTCACCTCCGTAGAGGTTATGATTAGGATGAGACTTAATCCAAGGGAGCAGACGATCATAGACTTTCTCCAATAAAACCACATCTTGCTTGTTGTACTTTTCCATTACCTTCCAAGCAACAGGGTCTTTGTTCATGCACTTAACCCAAAGCTGATAGCCTTCGTGTGCTGTCTTTTTACCAAGGCCGAGGCGCTGTGCAATGTAGTCAAGTTTGTTGCTAGGAAATCGAAACTCTTTTCTAACTACTCTTAATAGATCAATCTGTTTATAAGGCGCTGGTGGTGCTAGATGATGCAAAAGAAACTCTTTATTCAAGATCGGCATATCGAAGCGACTGCCGTTGTAATGAACAATAGCGTCAGCCTCAGAGATTAGATCGTGTATGCGCTGCAGCATCACTTTAGGCTTGTCTGTGCTGTAAACAGAGTCAAACATTACCTCTCGCTTGCCGTGCCACTTAGCCGCCCAACACATGACATAAGAAGAATCAATGATGCGCTCTGGCTGGATGTACTGATCCTTTAGCGCCCAGACATGGGCAGTCATAGGCGATGTTTCAATATCTAGCATTAGTAGTTTCATTCAGTCTCCACAAAAACATTCAATTGATTCATCAGCAAACATATCAATTTGAGAAGTTGCTCTTTTAACCATGTCTTTGTATGGTGGATGGTCCCTACGAAACTGAGCGCCTATTTTGTCTTCCATACTAGCCCACCATATTACCTTTTCTGGATATCTCTTAACAATTGATAGCTTTTGTTTTAAATCTTTTAAAAAACAAAGATCACAATTACCTAATGGTGTTTTAGTATCTATTAGTGTTAATTTTAAATCAAAAGAACTATTATTCCAAAAATCCATAACATCTTTTTGTGTAATTCCTGCAACAGCTAAAGGACAATGTTTTTCATCTTTGTTTGTTAACATTTTTGCTACACGCCTTG